AATACATCTAAACATAAAATTTACGAAAGAAATCCTAACACAGGCGTTATAAGATGGCGTTATGTAGGTGAGTCACCAGATAAGTTTGGTTGGCCAAATTATGGTAGAATATTGAAGGAGAAAAAAAATGCGAAGTCAAATAATTGAAGCGTTAAAGAAACACGCTGAGGGACATATTGCAAAGCATAAGGCAAATGTTGAGGTGTTATTAGAAAAAACTGCTGGTATTGCAGAGCATCCTGATACACTTGAAACAATTGAAAAAGAGTTAACTATTATTGCTCAATATGATGACGAATTAGAAATGCTTAATAAGTATTTCACATATAAAGACCCATTAAAGAGTAATAGTTAATGAACAAAATCATAGACCCTAAAAACCCTAATACGGTTGGTAAAAGTTTATTGAACCTAGGCAATCACGTTTTGATTTTAGGTTTTATAGGTGCTTTAGTGTTTGTAGTGATGGCGAGTTATTAATGCCAACATACACTTTTGAAAATAAAAAAACAGGTAAAGTGTTTGATGAATATATGTCAATGTCAGATAGAGAAACATATTTAGAACAAAATCCACACATAAAGCAGATTATCAAATCAATAAATATAGTTAGCGGTACAGGAGGAATGAAAAATGATTCCGGTTGGAAAGATAACTTATCAAGAATTGCAGAGGCACACCCTACAAGTGCTCTAGCAGATAGGTACGGCAAAAAAACAATCAAACAATTAAAAACCAAACAGGTTATAGAAAAGCACCGTAAAAGAAGGAAAAAGTAATGGCAAAAGATATACCAGATTATATGCGTGGTTTTGATATTGATGATGATTGGGGTATAACACCAGTAAGTGAGATACCTAAAAGCGAACCAAGTATTGACCCTAAATTGGTAGAGAATTCAAATTTAGAACTATCAAAAGTAAAGTCAGATGTTAGAGACATAAAGTCTATGATGAATGAGGTTATGCAAATTGTTGCTGATAAAGAATCAGTATCAAAAGAGATAAGTGATGAAGAAATTAAAACAAGATTTAAAGATGTAGAGAAATTGATATTACCATTTCTTTACAATTTAATGAAGAGTGATGAACCTTACATACATTGGCCAAATAGAACGCCAATTATTAAGGCACAAATAGAAAAGTTGCTAAAAATAACAAGAGGATAATATATGGACCTTAAAGAACAACATAAAGAAATGAAAAGGGAAGTAAATATACTAGAACAGAAACGTAGAGTAGATAGAGGTAGCGTTTCGTGGCAATTGTTAAAAGACGCAAAGAAACTTAAATTAAAAGCAAAGGAAAAACTAAATGAAATTAAGTCCTAATTTTAGTCTAAAAGAAATGACTGCTTCACAAACGGCTATTCGTAAGGGTATTAATAATAATCCTAGCGAAGACCATATGAATGCTTTAAAAGCATTGTGTGAAAATGTACTACAAAAAGTTAGAGACCATTATGGTAAAGTAGTTACCATATCTAGCGGGTATCGTAGTCCAGATTTATGCGAAGCAATTGGCTCAAGCAAAAATTCACAGCACGCCAAAGGCCAGGCGGCGGATTTTGAGGTGTTTGGATTGAGCAACGCTGAGTTAGTAAAGTGGATTTCAGAGAATTGTGAGTTTGACCAGATGATATTGGAATTCCACAATTTAGACGAACCTAATTCGGGGTGGGTACATTGTTCTTATCGTGCTGACGGTGAAAACCGTAAACAAATATTGAGAGCATATAAGAATGAGAGTAATAAGACTTGTTATGAGTCATATGTACCTAGTTGAAGAGAAGACCGGGATAAGTTAAGAGAAAGTCCCGAATTAATAAATGACCATTTAATGATGTACAGGTCAAATTAGACTTGCCAATTATGAAGTGGTACTATATAATAACTATATGAAAGAATTAAAGAAGATAATATTAGCAATAGTTAGTGTCGGTGGATTTTTACTGGCACTAGCTATCTTACTAAACTATATGCAAGGAACTATATAATGGCAAATTTTATACAATTAGACGAAGCTAAATTCCCAAATACCAAAGGTATGAACCAGAATGGTTTTCGTTTCTACAAAATAGATGGCAAACATTATCCATCAATCACTAGTATTTTATCAATACAGAAAAAAGAAGGTTTAGAAAAGTGGCGTAAGAACGTTGGCGAAGAAGCAGCTAAATGGGAAATGGCCAGAGCGGCACGTAGAGGTAAGGCAACACACACACTTGTTGAACAATATTTAAGAGGTCAACCACAAACTATTAATGATGTGTTACCAAATGGTATGTTTAGATTATTAAAACCATACCTTGAACAGATTGACAATATACATTGTTTAGAAAAAATTATGTACTCACATAAACTGACCCTTGCTGGTCAAGTTGATTGTATTGCTGAGTACAATGGCAAACTATCTGTAATTGATTTCAAAACAGCAAACAAAGAACGTATTGATAGTTGGAATGAATCATATTACTTACAATGTACTGCTTATGCAATTATGTATGAAGAGCTATTCGGTAAACCGATAGACCAAATTGTAATTTTACAAGCAGGTGAAGACGGTAGTTGTAATAGTTTTGTGAAACAGAAAAAAGAATATTTGTCTCAACTAGAGAAAGCTATTAAGGACTTTTATAAATATTATGAAGAACTTAATAAAGCAAAGATAAATCAATAATCAAACTTATTAAGTCTCAATAGGAGACAAAATGCATAAATTAATAATAACATTGCTACTTAGCTTTGTTGTGTTTACTGCTCAGGCAGACCACGAACTAGAAAATCCAGGTCAGTATGGACTAGCACCGTTAGGTTTACCTGCTCAATGTGGTCCTAGTGAGGTCGTGAATCAGTACATACAAAAGTTTGATTTTATTCCAGAAACGTTTTCCGTAGCGAGAGAAGGAGCACAACCACAAAATCCTTCTGCTTACTTTGTATATACGTTTGTTTCAAAAGATAGAAGTCAACAACTTATTGTATTAACTAGTCCAGATGGACTTGAAAGCTGTATAGTATCTCACTCTTTTGACCTAGCGTATTCACACAAAGAGCGAACATAGAATTACTTGTTGACGTAAAGTATAATACGTATAGAGGACGTGGGTGCAACTCCCACCACCTCCACCATAAACACATTTAGGTGTGCTTATGGGGGGTGTGGTAGGTTCGACTCGTACCGAAAAACTTTAAAGAGAGTAATAGTTGGCGAACTTAAACGCACTTTTAAATGGCAATAATCAATTGTCTATGGCTGCCTAATTAGGCAACCGGGGTTTGTGGGTACCTTGCAACAGAAACCCACGCTTTACATTTAACCTAGAATATGATATATATGAGATATGAATAGTAAAGAATTTACACAAAAAATTTTAGACATAGTTAAAGATAAAAAACCTATCACTCATATTGAGGCAATAATTCACTATTGCGAATCAAACAATATAGAAGTAGAAACCACAACTAGACTAATATCAAAATCATTAAAAGAAAAAATCAAAGCAGAGGCCTTGAACGCTAATATGTTAAAGGTCAAAAAAGGTGGTACTTTACCTGTATGAACGGATTAGAATTTCTATATCACATTTTATTTGTAGAATGGGACAGAGGTCTATGGGGTATTATATTGTTAGGCGTTGTTTTTGCTGTTATAAGTATTATAAGTGATTATGGTTATAGTGAAAATAGGGATAAACATTAATGTATGGTGGATTTGATGTATATAAAATATACTTGGGTGTTAAACTACACTTCACAACAGACTCATACGATTATATAAAATATGGTGGTAAAACAAATGCAAAACTGGATACGTTCACTAAAAGAAAAGATAGATATTTTTTTCATAAGTTATCTAAAAGATATAATGAACGAGATATCTTGGATTATTTTGTTAGTAATTTTGCTGTCAATAGCGATAATTGGGTAGGAGATTTATTAACAAATGAAGGTGCTGAAACTTATGCCAAGTATAGAAAGTATAAAGAGTCTTTCAGATACCATTTTAGGGACGATTGCGTACGGATTAGTGATGACTTTAGCCGTAAGCGCATTTCTTTTGATGATGGCTTTCGCTCTCATATGGGACAACATCCTAGAGTCTTACGATTACTTATTCAAGGGAAGATTAACTACCAAACCGCCATCTATCTGGATAAACACCTTGCGTTTTTTAAAAATTGGGACAAAACTATTAGTGAAAAAGTCGTATGGCCTAAAATCTCATCTACGATTACCAGATTAAAACCATTTCTTAATTTTAATATGACAGAGGCAAAGATAATAATGAAAGATGTATTTGTCAATGAGTAGAGCATTTTGTATAGGCAATGGTGAATCAAGATTAGGTTTTGATTTAGAAAGATTAAGACCACTTGGTAAGATTATTGGTTGCAATGCTCTATATAGAGATTTTATGCCAGATGTAATTGTTGGTGTTGACCACGGTATAATGCACGAAATATACCACAAAGGTGTTGCAAATAAAATACCTGCTTACTTTAGAGACTGGACAAAAGTGCCTGAACATATGTTTAAGTTTGTTGCATTAGGTAATGTATCAGACAAAGACGTAGAACTAGTTAGACAAGAAGGCGTTATGTCAGAGAATGAAAAAGGTCAAGCAAAAGAGTTTGTATTTCACGGTTCAAGGTTAGAGGGTGTTGTACATATAATCAAAAAGAATAAAGAAGTTATAGAAAAGAACATTAGCACAGGTCAAATTAAGATTTCTTGGATACACCCTAAAAATGACAAGTCAAATAATATAACAGACATACTAGGCAAAGACCTAGGTTGGGCTGCTGGTCCTATGAGTGGTTTGGTTGCGTGTGAAGTATATAAGGCAACCGAAGTGTTTATGATAGGTCACGATTTAAGGTCTACAAAACCTACAATTAACAATATCTACAAGGGAACAAAGCATTATGTTGCTGAAGAGAATGGTCCGACACCACATACCAATTGGGTAAACCAATGGTTGAGTCTTATGAAGAGATATCCAAAGACTACTTTTTACAAAGTACATAGAGATTTAAACCTAAAAGACCACGTAAATATGCATACTCCAGAATGGGCAGGTCAGAATAATTTGTTTTATGTTGACTATTCCAGCATTGACAATCTTGAAGAAATTTGATATATTAATAATATGCGTAAACAAAATATATTTGCAACTATATTTTCCTTTCTGGCTGAACATTGCTTAAGAGGGCAAAAGGCATATTCTTGGAGGGTTATGGCCGTATGGCTGAAGACACCAAGGGTAGTTTTGAGTAGGGACTATCTTTCACATAGATGGACTCTTCCCGGAAGATTGTGGGTGCGTTCCAACTAATCCCACGAAAGACGCATAACGAATATGATAAAATTAATTACATATCTTATAAACAGACTAACAGAATTTAGAGAGTATCTTATAGAGAGGTCAATACCTAAATCACAAACACCACAACAATGGGCAGCTGGTTATAAGAAATGGCAAAGAGAACATAGGAAATATAAGAATGATTAAGGGAATGAAAATACCAAAGGTTACTTTTAGAACTAGAATTGGTGATGAAGTTGGAACAGATG